CTCGTCACGTATCGCCCGTGGTCTGGTACGTACCAGCAGCGCCATCAGCACCTTCCTCGAGCGTGCCGTACCGCAGAAGGCTCGCACGTGGATCGACTCCCGCTTCAATAAGCAGGAGCTCACGATGGAGCCTGGTGCAGCCTTCGACCTCGTGCGTGCCTCGGTGAACCTCGTCCTGGCAGGGCTACTCATCGCACTCGGTACCTCCTTCAAGCTCCCCCTCTCCACGACGTACGTCACCTTCATGGTAGGTATGGGTACGTCGCTGGCAGACCGTGCTTGGGGTCGTGAGAGTGCCGTCGGTCGTGTGACGGGTGTGATGTCGGTCATCGGTGGCTGGTTCATCACGGCTGGTGCGGCCTTCATCATCGCGATCATCATCGCTACGATCATGCGCTATGGTGGCTTCATCGCTATGATCGCCCTCATCGCGGTGGCACTCTTCCTGCTCTTCAATAGCCATCTCATCCGTCGCAAGAAGGGTGATGCTGATGATGAGCTCTTCGTCGCCATCCTCAATGCCGAGGATCCCACGACGATGTGGAGCCTGCTCTCTGAGCACGTCCGTCAGAATCAGATCGGCCTGCTCGACCATGTCAGCCAGGACTACCTTGACCTGACCAATGGCCTCTTCAGCGAAGATCTGCGCCGTCTGAAGAAGACCATGCACCATCTCGACGAGCACAAGCGTGCCTTCAAGACGATGCGCCGTAAGGAGACCATCGGCCTAAGACGCATGGCCAGCGACGAAGATATGCTGGAGAAGAACATGTGGTTCCACCTCGGTGCCAATACCTGTCTGCAGATGATCTACGCCCTTGAGCGTGCTACGGAGGTAGCGGTAGAGCACGTAGACAACAACTACAACCCCATCCCCGAGGAGTACCGCGCTGAGTTCGCTCCCATCCGTGACCGCGTCATCGACTACATCGCACAGGTCCACCAGCTCATCTCCAGCAAGCGCATGGAGGACGCTAAGAAGGCGAAGAACATGGGTAAGGGGCTGCGCGAGATCGTCAAGGATATGCGTAAGACCCAGATGAAGCGCGCCCATAAGGGCCGTCGTGAGGACCTGCGTGCCTCGATGGTCTACCTCAACGTCCTCATCGAGACCAACGAACTCCTCGGCAACCTCCGCCACCTCGTCGGCTATAGCCAGAACCTCCTCGACGAAGAGGCCGAAGGCTAAGCCCACACGCCCTCCCCTTCGCCTGCTGCAGGCGAAGACCAAGAAAGCCACGGGCGCGCTACTTCATCGTAGCACGCCCGTGGCTTTTTTATGCTCTCCCCGATGAGGGTAGCGGCCTGAATACGGGAGGCGCGAACCTCGGCCCTCCATCCGTAATTCCCCCGAGGTAGGGCAAAAGAAGACGGGCCCCCCCCCCCCCCCCCCGCGGCGGGGGGGGGGGGGGGGGGGGGGGGGGGAGAAAGTAAGTAGTGAGGAAAGACAGCGAAGCGGTCCACCTAACTACCTCTTAACGACCACGTAACTCTTCGAAGATGAGTCCGTCCACGTAACGTACCGGTGTACCGAGAACATTCGCAGACATGCCCTACCCTATCGTCCTGCGGACTCTAGTCGGGAGCTGACACTCCCTCCCCGTAGGGGTTAAAATAGACAACCTTGTTCAACCTCTATCTCCTGCTCTTCAATACAGTTTATTCTCAGCATATCTGTTCTCCACAGACCCCACAAAAACCTCATACTGGGAAATAGCTTCGTATATACATACAAAGCCTGTTTCTCTGAACAAGCGTCTACTACTCCGTCTATAACGAAGTACCCTCTCTTGTCGAGATGTTTAATCTCATAACCCTTTTTCATCTTGAATTCCTCCTTAATTATGCTAACGACACTATTGTCGCTTCACGAAAATAAAAAAAGAGAGAGACCAGCATAAGCCAGCCTCTCTCTAACAACCTTACTTCAACAGACGCGCGCCCTTATTAATCGTGTACACCTTCGGGCAGGCATACAGCACGAAGCAATAGTGACGCTTAACCTCCTTTCTGTCCGGATTGAAGATGCCGCCGCTAAAGCTTCTCTCTTCCGAGATAACTCTGTCGATGACATATCCTTCCGGATGTTTGCCGTGATACACGTTGGAGTCGAACGTATCCGCTTTCGCGACCTTCTTTCCATCGACTACTAACATGTAATCACCTCTCCCCTGAGGAAGAGATACATGAGCACCTTTATTAACTCCGATAAAAGTCGCCGCGCCCGTCTCAACCGCTTTGGTTGCGACGATAGCAACAGACTCCGCTTTCGGAATCTCAATGTACTCATCCAAACTCTTCCTGACGACGAGACGGCCGGTCTCTTCATCCTTGCAAACCAGCCAATCTCCTTCGATATCGGAATTAGCGAATGCCGCCTTATCCCCATCCTGGGCAGCGCCATATTCGAAACTCGCGACATCTCCTTCTACATAACCCTTATTGATGATGTCTACCTGGACATAATCCTTATATCCGGAATCCATCATCTTTCCCATTTCGAGTACCCACAAGAGATACTCTTCAGGGAGAAGGCTATGCAGAATAGACGAAGAATACTCTGCATCCTTGCATGATAATCCGAACAGAAGTGCGGCGCGCTCCCATCCAAGATTCTCCGTCGCATGACGTAATACGTCTGTCAGCGTACGATACAATTTCTTGTACCGAACACCCGCTGTCTGTATTGCGTCTTTGATAAACTGTTTGGCCGTCTCGTCATCCAGACTCAACATACCGCTCAGCTCGTCGCGAATCTTCTTCTCCTCGCGCCTCCTTGCTGCGGAGATAGACAGATAAGCGCGCCTCACGGTGTTAAACACCGCGATAGTCTGCTTGTCTGCTTCGCGAACAACGTCCTCGACGACTCCTACTACTTCCTTCGGAATCGTCTGCTCTTTCTCGGCAAGACGCGAAACCATCGCCGAGATATCCGACAACTCTTCAAGACGAATCTCGTTAAGCCAATCAGATACGCTCGCCTTACCGGGCTTCAGTTTTCTGGGAGGAGCCGCGAATTTCACTTCTCCTTTCTTGCTCTCCCAGTTAATCTTGATGCCAAACGCATCGTCGCTCCCTCTTCTTGACAACAACGGAGAGCCGAGGTCATGGATGTATTCACAATCCACGACTACGAGCTTCTTCGCCGCATCAATCGAGAGCTCCGAGAAGTACCTCGCAGCGTAATCGGAATCCCGACCAATCTGCACAAGTTCCTCCTCGGTTCCGGTGCAAGCCTCAGCCCGAGCAATCCAATCAAGAATCAGCTCTTTCGTCACCGTAACGACGGCCGTTCCGAACTCCTCAGAATACGACGGCATCACGAACGGAGACACGTACACGCTCTCCTCGCGCCTTTCAATCCCATGCTGCAACATGTAATTGATGAAGGCCGGACGAACCTGATACTCCCATAAGATGTGAGCGTTCTGTCCACCCTCAGAGAGTGCCGCAATGCCGGTATGGCGCGCAATGACCAAACCGACATCAGGTACCTGCGCCTCCAGGTAGTTGGAGAACGACACGAAGTTGATGTTCGTGCCGTACTCCATGGTAAACTTCTTTTCCATGTAATTCCCCTCCTTTACTCGATGACTATCGCGAAATCCACCTCCTTCGACGCGAGTTCTACGACTCTCGGCTCAGTGATGATAGACACACCATCGCCATCGAAATCGGCGCCACCATGCTTATTGAGCAAGCCCTTGACAGCCGGAATCAGGATAAGACCCGCATCCATTTGTCTCTTGGCTCTCTCAACGCACTCGCGCGCCGCGTCAAACGGCATATTCTCGAATGCGCGCTCTTCGTACTCTTTCAGAGACAAGAACCGAACTTTCGAGAACTCACTACGCGCCGGACCCGGATGTCTCTTCATGATGCCGACCGAGCGTCCAACCTTACCGCCGAACTTGCAGAGGATTTCAACCTCCTTGCCGCAGTCCAGCAAGTTGACACCATAATCGGCAGCAACATCCGGCTCAATCTTTCCATAGCAACCTTCAACTTCATGTGTCAGGTTACAGGAACGATTGCGCGCACTCTTAACGGCTCCCTCTACGTTCTGCCGATAAAGAACCTTGTCAGAGTCGCGTACCCATCCTGGAGCGACCTTACCAAGTATCTTACCAACACGAACAGCAAGCTCGTCGTTACTATCCACGAAGAAATCTTCCGGAGATGCGTGGCGCGCTTCTCCCTCCAATATCTCCTCTTCACTCTCATCCAGAACTTCTTTATTGATTTCCTGGATAAGAGTTTTCATCGCGGAATAATCCGTACGCAAGGAAGCCGCGATTTGCGTCGATATGCGCGCGGTCTCGGTCAAATGTCCCCAAGCAAGAACATTCAACCCAGAATTCATGTTCAACGAGAACGACTCCTTCAGACCATTAAGGTCAGTCAGAACATCAATCTCGCCGGTAGCTTCCTCATCGGTGATTATAAGAAGTTTACCATAAAAGCGGCTTTGCTCTTTGTCCGAGCCGAAGAGTTTCTCGAACTCAAGCTGGTCATCCTCCGTGACAGTCTCACGAAAGATAACCTCGGCATCTTCGACGCCTACACCCGACATCCTCTCCGCGTATCCGTTAATAAACGAATCCGCTTCAACAATACCGAATGTCTTGCAGAGCCAAGGACGGCACTGAACACCAAGTCCCAGAAGAGAACCTTCCGCAACCCGAGTTCTGCGACCGTTTCTTTCGGCCCAGCTGTTAATCGCTCCCTCAAGATAGCGATTCGAGATGAACGCGGCGCCATCCCGATATTCGTACCCGAGAGACTCGAACTTACCGCAATAGAGCGCGAAGGTCTCCACCTTGGCAAGTTCGAATGACGGAGCACAATGCTGGCTTAATCTTGTCGAAAGCTTCGAGATTTCATCGACCTTTGCCGCCGTCTTCTTAACAGAGAGCTTCCTGGGTAAACCATAGTTGACCGAATCAACTACGCCCAGCGTGTCTACCCCAGACAGATTAACGCAACGGAACGCGATTTCCTTGCGCTTCATCTGACCGGCTGTGACACTCTGAGTGCACTCTTCACTCCCATACCAAAGAACACCGCTAACGAGTTTACCAGACTCGTCAACAACGCCCTCAACACGTCCGCCTCCGTTAAGGTCTACGAATCCTTCGCCAACCTTAACTACGAACCGACCTCCAACCTTGAAGAACCCCTGAGAGAGTTCTCCGAAACGACCGGAGTCGCCGACGCTAACTACTACCATGTAGTCAGTATAGCGCTCGACTTTGCGGCAATACTTCCCCGCAAGAGGAATCATTGCCTCCCGAATCACGCTTCGGTTTGTGGCCTCTACAAGACGGAATTCCCGGTTACCCGGAAGCATCAAGCACGCCTGTAATGCACTTCCATCTTGGTTGAGCACAAGACGAGTCACCGTTACGCCTTCGCTCATCTCAGTTGCCCTGAGGTCCTCAAGCAACCGAGCCGTCGCCTCGTTCTTGCGAAGCGACATAATTTTATTTTCTGCCATGTTAGAAACCCCCTTCTTAATTAAGCAGATTAACAAGCCGTCATAAAACGGCGCGGTACTCCTATTTGGAAGAAGTAGTTTATAACGTCTTACTTAGGACGAGAAACGTCAGCCCATTAACTCTTCCTCAGAGAAGTGGAACTCTCTCAACCAGAGCACGCCTTTTCCGGTATGCTTGTTAAGCATCCAGATTTCAGTGGCGTTCATCTCTGTGTTTTCTACAACTACCTTTGTCCAGTTCTCGGACCAGACGATTGCCTTGCTAACCTGATTTTTGAGTTCTACATTTTTCATTTTATTTTCCTCCTTAATAAGCTTCAGACACAACACTCTTTACTTGAGATGCTTACGACGAGTTTCAAACCTATTGTAATACCATAACCAAATGGAGTATACAACCCCGAATCCTGCCAGAACAGGAAATATCCACTCCACTCCAGGAACTCCATTCCAGAACCAAAGTGACCAACCAAAAATAATAAGATTTAACAGAGCCAACATAACAACATCCTCCTTAACCTATTTAATCAACACATAGCTTAGCCCATCAACTCTTCTTCCGTGAACTTAAATTCACGAAGCCAGAGGACGCCCTTTCCGGTCCTCTTGTTCAGCATCCAGATTTCTGTAGCTTCGTCTGTCTCAACAATGTGACGAGTCCAATGCTCGCCCCAGACGACAGCCTTGCTAACCTGATTTTTAAGATTGTTTTTGTTTGACATAATGTTTTCCTCCTTCGCCTTTCGGCTCATAAAAAATATTTTTTCTTCGTTCGGTCCACCCTATCCGCCAGGATTGGTACCACCAAACTTCGTCGTCAGAACTCGGCGCGAACCCTACCCGGGGGCTCGATTTACCGCCGTTCTAAGTTCGGACATACACCTGCTTCCTCCAGAAATTTTTTATAATTTTGAAAATCCAATAAGGAAATTTTATATAGTTAATCTTCCTCCAGAAATTTTTTATAATTTTTAAAACTCTAAATGGTAATTTCTAAAGCGTTCTCTCAAGAAGTTTTTTATAGGGAAATTTTTTTATAATTGTGATACAATCCTTCTATATAATATTATCGTTGAAGTAGTGCAGCGACGACGCAGAGCAGCGGAGTCTGGGGAGAGACCGAAGGTCGAAGGTGAGTTTACGAGCCACGACGAACAAAGTGAGGAGCGTAATAAGTCTAATAGTTTTAGTACGAAATTTTACGAGCGGTAAGAAGGGAGTGGAGAACGCGAAGCGTTCGACAAGAGCGAGCTTCGCGAGCGACATGGCTGAATTAGTTTCTAAGTTAAAGTTAACGAATACAGATAGTGGCGTAGAAGAAGCGAAGGTTTCTCTCTACAGTAGTAAGACGGAGGCGGGAGAGGCTTCTCTTCCCCTTTCTCTCGGAGGAGCGAAGTGTTATGCTGCCCTGGGAGACAATAAAGATACAAGGGTGAAAGTAGAGGATAAGTCCTCGTTGCCATTCAAAGATAAATATATACAGAGGCGAGTTAAACAGACTAATAAATATAAAGACTACGAAGAAGTAGATACGGATGTTTATAAGGTCTATGACATACGAGATGATTATCCGGAGAAACTAGTGTCACTAGTCGGAGAAGATACACTTAGCTTATATAAAAAGACGGAAAAACAGAATAAGAAGTTTCGCGTGGATTTTCCGACTGGAAGGTTTTATACAAACCTGGTTTGGTCGCCTACTTTATTTCCTTACATGTTCGGAAACAAGAAAAATGTTCCGAACGGGAACAAGGGGAGCGCGAATCCCAAATTTAAGTACCTTCCTCCTTCCGGAGTTATTTCTATGAACGGTGCTTTAGATGGAGGATATTTGTTTTCTCCGAATCAATTCGGAGCAATAGATTTAGAGACGCACGGTGTCGCAAGTTTTACTAGCGGCATGTATATGGTGAAAAAAAACCATGATTTAGAAAAGTCCAGATGCTTCGTACTCGGAGTTAATCCCGAACTGTCTTTTGATAAACAAGAACCTCAGAATCTATTCGGAGTTAAAAGTCATGAGACTAGACCAAACAGAATAGTAGATTCTAGTCTAGTATTTAATCCAAATATACTTTTTGGATTGGAAAACCCTCTGTTGAGGAAGTTCCCTGAAGAAGACCTCTTGTTGTATTGTTTAGGATTAGAAGGTAAAGACAATACGTTAAGTTTTCCGATTCTGCATTATTATGGTGCTTGGCATGGATTCCCGTTAGATGATACGAGAATAGATATGAACAGATATGATAAGAGCGGATATCAGAACCGTATTAGAGAGTTTTTCAGGAGTCTAAGTTCTGATGGAGAAATCGCCGGCCGAAATAAATTAGGCGAAGCTGGTGTTTTTCGAGGGAATCCCGATGTGGACGGGAAATATGATATCGTCCCCATTGTAAGTAGCGATTGGTGGATTAGGCCAGACCACTTCATAATTTATTGGTCACCGACAGCTAGAAACGACTCCTGGATTATGTCTGAATATATGAGAGACTTTATCTTATATATGGGCTACGTGAGTTCAGAATCGAATGGAAATCTTAATATTAAAAATCCAAAAACGGTAGAACTATTATTTTCTACGAGAAGGGTTATTCCTTATGGCGGATATCGATGGTGGAAAAAAGATTATCCAGAATTACTGGAGAACATATTTAATGTTAAGCTTGATAATAAAAACCCGAATATGATTATAAGTGGCGGCGCCGAAAAATATTTAATTCAATACGATTTAGATGTCAACGCTTACCTTGAGAATGGCGACATGCTTCTTTATGTTAAGCTCGGAAACTATACTCCAATATTGGAACAAGATAGTGACGGAATTAAGGTTACTATCGGCAGCTGGAGTAAAAAGTGGGCTTATAAAAGCGGGACAACGGAAGAAAACAAAAAGAAGCGCGCCATTTTTTCGTACAGTATAATTCCATATCCAGAGAAATACGCAAGCGTTTTTTATATAAATTTAAGTACAGTAGAAACAATTCAATAAAAACAGGGGGCATTCGCGACGACAGTATTATCAATTAAGTTTAGATATACGATATTAGGGCAGAAATATGCTCTCGTGCGCGCCCTTATTCCTTATGACGAGCTTAAGAAAAGATATCTGAAAACGAAGCACTATAAATTTCGTAGAATAGAATACGTTAAGAGCGCGCATATAGGAAAGCGTTATACGGTAGAGGACGACGATACTGTAAGGCCGGAATACAAAGTCATATCAGAGGGTGATAATCTCTTAGATTTTTGTCAATGGTTGGCCCCTATCGTTACATTTCGCGCATTTCGTTTTGACCTCGGAATTGAGAACTTGCCGAAGAGATGGTATGTTGTTATAGGCGGTTATTGTGGCGCGCGAACATATCCTCGTGAGGATAAACAAAAATACATAATTTATAACACTATAAATTTTATAAAAAATAAGATTAATTTTCTCGTTGACAAGATAACGCGAAGCGTGAAGCCGAAACGAAGGCGGAGGTAAGTGGCAAGACCAAAGGTTGAGCGTAATAATGGAACGTAGAGAAGCCTCCGTTGAGAGGCGAACGAACGGAGGAGATAATGATAATTACGTCAGAAGCTCGGGGAGTTAGAAAGCTTTCCGAGAGAAATTTACAGCCAAAGCGTGCGTTAATCTTAACGGAAGAAGACGCCCGCAAACTGGATTGGTCTGAAATTCCGGTAGGGACTATTAAGGTTAACCAGTATACCGGAATGATGAGTATCAAGTTGCAGGATGTTCTCGTTCTTAAAGAGGGTGGGCGCCAACTTGAAAACCATTTTATTCTTCAGACTGGCGCGACTCCTTCCCCGGGAGACAAGGTTCTAGAAATTAAAGATAGAACTCTTAACTATTATAAGGGCGAAGGGTGCGCGCCGACTTCTTATACGCGTGTAGACGTAGAGTATAGCAGTCAGACAGATTGGTTACCCATCGGCATTAAGAATGACGGTACGATTTCAATCGCGAAAGACGTCATGTACGTAGAAGAAGTATTCACGATAGTAGACCCCCGTAAAGATGTTCAGGGGTTATTTGAGTATACTAATGCTCAGGGAGAACATCGTCATATGCCCTTCACGGAAGAAGGTTATCCAGTCTTTGAATTGGAGCAAGGTACGTATTCTCGTTTCAGGAATCATCTTGAGGTTACGCTAGATGATACTCTGAGCAGAAGTGCTCGCTCGAAGGGCGTCATCGAAATCTCGGAAAAGAGGTTCGCTCTCGTAGATGAACTTCATGTCGGAGAAGAACTCACTATAAGATATGTTCAGACGTTACGTCTCGGCAATCCTTATCCTCGTATATTCGTATCTAATAAGGCTCCTACGATAGCGGAGGAGAATGATTTCTGGTTAGATACGAGTGACGGTCCTTATGAGAATGACGTGGTGCAAATCCCGTGAGTATCTGGAAAATAGAACACGTATTCTCTCCTAACTTTATGGGAGATAATATAATAGAAGGAAACGCGTCAACCGAGGAAAAAATACGCGGCCGAACTGACGAAGTCGGGAGGCGCGAAGGAGTGAAACGACTGAGATGAGTGAGCCGAAACTTATAAAAAAATATCTGTTGGATAAAAGTCTGACTGACGAACTTGATGATAAGCCGTCTAAAAGTTTAGTACGACTTAAGAGTGAACCTATTACGCTGGACGATGTTAATGACGTCATCCGAAATAAGCTGAACAATATCGGGTCGCCGGGCGGAACGGCTTATGATGACGCGGAATTAAGAAATCGTGTCGTCTCTTTAGAGACAGACCACCTTCCGAAGAACGACGTCTTCGTTAAGAGTAGAGATAAGGTTTCGCTCGCGAATCTTGATACCGATTTAACGCTGGCACACACCTACGCTCTTAAGGTTCCATCCTTGGAAACTAATAAAGCGGATAAAAATTATGTAGACTCTACGTTTAGACGAGCAGACCATCCTATTGAGTCTTCTGATTTGGAGCCGAATCTGTCTAGTCAAATTCTCGGAGCGATATCCGATGTTCACGCACTTACGCTGCAGAATAATACGCTCGCGAATTCGGCAGCGACGATTAACGAAATTAAATCTGACATCGCGACATTGAAGTCAACGACTGTCGGTAAGAGCGAGATGAATAGTTATCGTCTCAAAACGGAAGTTCTCGGCGTTAATGAGGTTTCATCTGAAATTCGGGATAGCGTCGCGAAACTTCCGAATATCGAAAAACAACTCGTTCGTAAGTTGGATGAACCTAGCGCGAATAATATTTATCGAAGAAAAGATACCGCTATCGTTCTTGATGACCTAGAGAGAGATTTCGCTTCTCTCGTTAGAACAACGATAGCTTCAGCCAGCGGTGTTCGTGATGCAGCCCTGTCCGTTGTTAAAGATTATTTCGAACATGATGGGCGCCAATGGGTTCTCGATACTCTTGGACATCCTCAGAATAAAAATGAAGACGATTCTGATTTGGACCTTCTTCATTATATTGGCCCTATCGAATTCGCGAGAGCGGTGACTGACTGGAACCAAACCACAGGAACCGGATTTGCTACCGTTAATTTTTCGACCTGTCTAAACTATCTCTGGGCACAGATTAAAGAAATGAAATCTCAGAGTGGTAGCGTAAGTGGAACAATAACGAGTATTAAGAGTGATATTACTTCTCTTAAGAGTGATGTTACTTCTATAAAGAATGATATCAAGAAAATTAAAGAAGACATAACCGCTATAAAAGCTAAATATCCAGTACCCTAAAAAGGAGGAGAGTATTTGAGACTATTAAGATTCGATTTTCAGAATAAGAGATGGATTCAGCTCTTCTCTGATTCTCAGTTAGATAGATTTAAAAATTTATCTGATTTGCCAGATAAAGAAGCGGCGCAAAAGAATCTTGGATTATATGATAAATTCTATACAAAAGATGACCTTCGCAATGGAACTTATCCGAATACGATTCACAGCTCTACGATTATCCAAGATGAACATGGTCAGCTATTATCTCAAGCCGATAGAACATCATGGAATAATAAGGTCGACAAACCTTTAATTAATAACGATACTCCTGACGTAGATAGGCTTACGGAGGGACAGTATCATGTTTCTCCTTCCACTGGTAATCTAACGTTACGAATAAACGGTCAATTACGAGACTTCGGCATAAGAACGAAAACTGGGCGCGCGAATTTCGCGGGAGCCGGGCGCGAAGTTAAAATTGAACATGGATGTTTAAACGGGGCAGGAGAAAAACTCGCTCCTCGTCATATCGAAATCCAGTGCATAACAAATCCTTCTGGAGGAGTCGGAGAAACTTGGGTTCATTCTGATGAGACTTATGTTTATATCGGCAATGGTGGAAGTTATACTGGCGCCTTTGATTATACGATATTCTATTGACGAACAACACCCTTGTATGTTATAATATAGGGGTGTTTTTGATTATATTAAAGGAGATTATAGAATGTCGTATTTACCAACAAGCGCAAGCTTTCTTCTTACAGAAGATTGTAACCTAGCTTGCACTTATTGTTTTGAAAAACATAATAGAAATAAGATGTCGCTAGACGTAGTTCACGCCGGAGTAGACTTCCTCGCGAATAACGCGATGAGAAACGGTAACGACGAATTTTCCGCGCTCTTGTTTGGCGGCGAACCATTCATGAACTTAGATGCAGCCGAAGAGCTCCTAAGATACGGATGGGAAGAAAGTCGAAAAAGACAGATAAGGTTCAGCGCAAGTGTCGTTACGAACGGAACTATTATGAACGATAGGCTCGCGAAAATAATAGAAGAGTACCGTGATAAGGTTAATCTCGGAATTCAGCTTTCCGTTGACGGCGTTAAAAAAGTTCATGACATGTACCGCATAACAAAAGAAGGAAAGCCGTCCTTCGATATTATAGAAAAAAATATTCCCAAATTTCAAGCATTATATAACGGACCTGATGACAGACGTCTAAGTATTCATGGTTGCGTTAACAAGGATTCACTTCCTTATCTATACGAATCTTGGTGTTATTTCAGATACGTTCTGAACTTTAAACAAATTTGGTTTCTCTTGGTTCCGGAAGAACGCTGGGAGTTTAGCGACATTAAACTATATAGAGCTCAATGTGAAAAAATCTATAAAGAAGTAACGGAAGAATTTAAGAGAAATGAGAGTCGCGCCGACACCTATAACTATTCTCCGTTTGACAAGTACGAGTGCGTCAATCAGAGAAATTCTAAACCCTGCGGCGCGGGCGATTCCTTTGTAACAATAACCGCGAAGGGCGATATCTATCCCTGTCATGAAATCTATTTTAATGACGATTATAATGAAACTCTCTTCGGAAATGTCTTCGATAAAAGACTAGATGAAGATGTTCGTCGCATCTGGACGGATTACGAAGAGTCAGATTTAGGATGCGAACCTTGTGAAAATAAACAATGCTATAGATGTCTCGCGGCCAATTGGACTCATAATGGTGGAATGTTTAATCAAATAAAAGGATTCCACTGTGCATTCGCGTCTATCGACCGAGAGTTCCAACTTAAACTTCGTGATGAAGTCAATAAGTTTTTTAATAATGTTGGAGAGGTTCAGCAAGAGACTTCAGATTGTCTCTGCAATTGTAGAGAAGGAATCGCGAAGCAAGGATGCGATGTCGTCTTAAATCAGAATAACTGTCAATCTGGAGAAGACCCGGAGAATCCAGATTGTTTAGGAAACTTAAGGAGGTAAGAGGATGGCAATAAGAAGCCTTCGCCAAACGTATGAGCGAATGCTTAACGAGAAGCATCAGAGCGGCGCGGCCAGTCCTGACGACGTCGCTCACCTAGAGGCGCTTAAAAGTCGAATAGATAAGATGTACGATTATCGAAATAATACGATACAAGATGCGGACCCTAACAATAGAGAAGATTCGTCTAGAAGTATTGTCAGCAACATATGTTATCAACACTATTATAAAAGCTTCGACGAATTTCAGAAAGATATGGGAACATCTTATAGTTTATCTATCGGAGATTTGAATGACGCTCTAGACCAAATGGCTTATTGTACTTGTAACGCCAGACAGATACAACGCTGCGACTGCGTTGCTCGAGATTTAGGAAACATATGTAACTGTAACACTCGGCGCACAGATATATGTGATTGTCGCTGGAGAGATGGCGGAAAATACAACCCTGCTTGTGCCTGCCAAGCCCGTAAACTCGCTTGTGAGTGCCAGTCAAGAAGTCAGGGAGTATCCTGTTCTTGTCATGGTCGCTGTAGTTGTCATTCTGTTAACGAGTATTCTATGATTGACTCAAAGGAACACAATGCCTGTAATTGCGTTAGTCGGGAATATGGAGACTATTGTCAATGTCATTCAAGAGAATCTTCGTTTGACCCGGTTGAACCCTGTCAGTGTCAAGCAAGGACTGAATCTATTGTAGCGACATGTGCTTGTATGGCGAGACGCGCACCGTGGCCTCATAAGGGCGGATGCGAGTGTCAAGATAGGACTGGACAGTATACTCCATTTTGTGACTGTGATTCCAGGACTTCAGATATGAATCCAACATACTGTCAATGCGTCTCTAGAACTTCCACTGTTATGTGTACTTATAATATAGAGAGATATAACTAATGTTAGAAAGATACGTTATTCACGTTACGAAGGCCTGCAACATGGACTGCTTCTATTGTTATGAAGATGATAAAACATCTACGTATAAACTAGAAGAAATTTCATCTATCGCAGATAAAATCGCGGCCAACTGTAAAGATGAGCAATTCGGAATAGAATTTCTCGGCGGCGAACCAATGTTGAACTTCGAAGCAATCAAAGAAGTATATAAACTTCTCGAAGAAAAATATCCGAATCGAGTATCAGATTATGCGATTACGACGAACGGCTCTATTCTTCCAGATGAAGCAAAAGAATTTTTAAAGAATAATCCGAAGGTGTTCTTCGCGATATCGATTGATGGTACTCCATGGGCAAACCAGTTCAGATACTTTAAAGGCGGAAAGTCTTCTTGGGAAGAAGTAATGGAGAATCTTCGTTGGTGCGTTAAGAACGTAAATTTCGGTATTCACATGGTTACCCATCCATTTAATGTCGCGAACTTATACTCTTCGATATGTTTCATGTATGATGAAGGGGTTCGTAATATCGGTGTCGGAACTATCGAGAAAACGATGGATATCGATGACAGATATTGCAATCGTTTTGTTCATGAAATGACTAACGTATCCAAAGCTATATGTTCCGGCCGACTTGAAGGTCTTTATATAGACCTCTTCCAAAACCTTAAACCAACATCAGACGTAAGAACATATATAAAAGATGAAACCGGAAAAACTATCGCAGAAACTTACGGACGTTCAGAACACGATATTCGAGAGGCAGATACGGAATATAACGTTATTCCGACTACGTCAAATATGTCCAACGTTATAGAATCTCTCCGTAAATGTGTATATGATAACCATCAGTATTTTCTCTCTTTAAGAGGACAGGAAAATGTTTCTAACCGCGAATAAAATTAAAGATGCATGGCTTAATCAAAAAGATATAACTAATATTTCTATCTATATAAATATACCTTTCTGTTTATGTCAATGTAGATATTGTCTATATAAAGGAAAAGTCGCGCCAAACTCTGAAAGAGAAGACTTCGTTACGAACTATCTTGTTCCTCTTCTAGAAGATTTTTCTCAAGTGTTCGACAAATACGAAGTAGACGATATCTATTTTGGCGGCGGCACTCCGAATAGTGTTGACCTATACCATATCGCAGAGATTATACGAACTCTTCCCTGGGCCAAAGCGAAGAATAAGATATTCGAAATTAACCCCGCATTCACCTCGGAAGAATACGTGAGAACTATCGCGGACATGGGATTCACGACAATAACGTTTGGCGCGCAATCTTTTGATAAGCCCTCTTTAGAATTTCAGAGACGTCCATGGATAGACCATGAGAGAATAAGAAAATTTTCTAACGCGATACACGGGGTCGGCGCTTATTCTTCTCTTGATATCATGTGTTACCTTAAGACGTATACTCAAAAAGATATACCGATATTAGAACAAGACTTAATCAAAACGGCCGAAACTGGAGTAGACTTCATTACGGTGTATCCGGAACTAAATCTCATTCTTCACGACAAAACATCAAGAGATAAATTTGACGAGTTCATGAAAAACTTAATCCTTCCAGGATACTACTGTAATGACCCAAGCTATTTTGACCAAACTTTAAACCCTCGTTCTATTTATCGCCTTGTAAAGAAAAAGCATTCCTACGAAGATTTTCAAAAAAAGATTTATCCTTATATCGGAAATGACTTCGCGTATGCTACCGAAAATATTCTCGGCTTTGGAGATGCTGGATGCGACCATGAAGTGTTTTCTTATATACCAGGCAAGCTATTTTACGTAGAACGAAATCTCGGCGGCCAACCCTTTTATCAAGTTAAGTATTCTAAGGGGGTGTTCGAATGACGGTAGAAGAAAAAACGGGATACACCCTAGAAGACGCGAATAAGTACTACGCTTATTGGAGAGATAATTATCGTTGTGGCTATGGATGTCCCCAACATAAAGAGGAAACTTATCTTCGTTGGGACGACATCCTTAATACGCTCATAATGGAGTGTCCTCACTGTGGTTATATTGAGCAGACTATTCCTCAAGTTGTAGATGTCGCAAAACGGTTTTGGGATGAAAATCATTAATAATATAATGGCTAACCTCCGGATTTATTTGGTAGGCTGATAAAGGGACTCTGTTAGGGGTCCTTTTTTTTCTATTGAAATGGTTGCTGTGCGAATAGTTAAACGCTCCTTGACATATAGCCAACTATATAGTATAATAGAACAAAATAGACCTCTTGAACATAACAAGAGGTTTATTTTGTTAGAACACCGCAAGTTATAAGTGTAATAAGTAAAACGAAGGCAGGTGAAAACTTGAAAGGCAACAATATAGAACTGGATGAGTTAGCTCATTCTACGAATGCTGAAGTCGCGGACTTAACTCCGGAAGAAATCGCGCATCTTTTGAAAGACGATAACGATGCCGAAGAAGAAGAGTCGGAAGAATCTTTAGAGAAAAAGACGAACGCTCTTCTCTCTCACATCCAATCCGATAATAATCCGTGGGGGTTAAGTCGGAAAGGGCGCACAGCCGTTACTACTGCAAATAAATTAATTAAGTACAGGAACGGCCTCAAAGCGAGAATACCGATAATCTGTACTGGAGATAAGTGTCCTTATAAAGCTACCTGCCAACTTCTTACTTATGATATGGCTCCTATCGGAGAGCCCTGTCCTACCGAGATAGCCCAAATAGAGTTACGCTCTATGGGTTACGCTCAGGATATAGACGTAGATAACGCGTCATTCACGGATAAGAACCTTTTAAACGAACTTATCATGCTAGACGTTATGTTAGAAAGGGCGAAAGGACTACTCGCCGCCGAAGGCACTCCAGTCATGGAATATACTATCGGTTTAAGTCAGAAAGGCGACGAGATAAGACAACCTCAAGTGTCTAAGTCATGGGAAGCGTATGAAAGAATCTCTAAGAAGAGAGATGCCACTTATGACTTATTAATGATGACGAGAAAAAATAAGAGCACGGAAAAGAAGAATGAAGAAGGGCGCGAAAATGTTGCGGACCTTATTCAACAGGCTATTAATACGATAACAATAGAAGACAAAGAGGCGGGATAAACGATGAACAGACTTATCGGAAATGGAGTTATAAATTCCGTTAAAGGATTTTTTAAACGAGAAGCTACTGCCGCCGGTGCAATCTGGGACTACGGCAAGGCTATCGAAACGAATCGATATATGGGCGGAAGTCAAGCTTTCAGAGATGCGGTCGGAGAAGTCAGTAGTGGGGGATTATCGAACTGGCAAACGATTAAATCCATGCATCTCAAAGATAACGGCAAAGTAAATTGGAAACAGGTCGCGACGACTGGCGCAATCGGTTACGGAGTCCCGGCCACCGTCGGACGTATCGCGAGTGGCGGCGGTCTCTACAGAGATAGTGACGGCAAATTTGACGTTATTGGGGTGCCAATCATCTGATGGGAGTCGCGAGAACGATTGGCAAAGCTCTCCTCGGAATTGGCGGTGACACTGCCGAAGGAGTCGGCCGCGCAACAGCCGCTCTCGGAAAGGGAGCTTATAACGCAACAACGAAAGTCGTCGCTCCTGCTGCTGGGTGGGCTCTAGCGAAGGGCACTAAAGGGATTGTTAATCTTGGACGAAGTTACGCATCCGGAGTTAATTCTACAAATGCCCTTAGAAATCCGATTGGTGCTATTGTCTCTCACGCTAATTCTTTATCTAATAAGATGCTTAAGTACGATAAAGAAGGCGCGATAACTTTAACGAATAAGGCGAAGGGTTACATTCTTGGAGCGGGAGCTCTCGCCGGCGGAATTGACGCAATGGGGGCTTATCAAGATACAAAAATTGGAACGGCTGACCCTAACATGTATCATGCTGCTCCTAAGATAGAGCCTAGACAATATAGCATAGACAATGCGGGCGCGGACGGCTCTCTCGTATTCGCGCTAAACGCTAATAGAAAGGGCTGATGAATTATTCTAACTAAAGCAGCATCAATTCTTAGTCAGCTCGGAAGAAGAGGACGAGCTATTGGAGGACAAGCAGTAGAATCTGTCGCGTCAAATTCCATAGCTCAAAGAGCCGCAGAACAGGGCGCCGCACTTAAGAGGACGGCTGGCAAGGCTATCGGAATAAACGGTCTCTTCGGTGTCTGGCAGGGTGTAGATGAATATCAGACTGCGCGAGAAAATGGCGACGGACTCATTTCCTCCGTTGGTCAGGGGGCGTTCGAGGGTGTCCTCGGTATGTATCCCTGGCTCTGGGCCGGATATCATGCGTTAAAAGATGGTCCCCGTCTGGCCGTAGAAGGAATGGCGGCCGCCGATACTTGGCGGCGCAACCCTGCTCGTTCTAACTCTAACGAGGCTTTCGTAAACGCCCAGTTCGAAGATACTCAGCAAGTACATACGATGAGACAAGCCGGAATGGCGATAGCTCAACGTAGTCGATATAATACTCAAGTAGCTATGATGGGCAATGAAGCCTCGTATATGATGAAATGAGGTGATTACGAATGGCAATGGAAGACCCTAATAGAATAAATGTTAATCACATCACAGAACGAGTTAATGCCTCAAACACTCACGTTATGAAAAATGAAGTAAGAGCTGCAAACTCTAGACAAAAACAATTTGAGTATTATGAACAAAGAAACCAGACTGCCTCTGAGCCCACCCTGTATAATTCTGAAGTGAGTTCCACAGAAATTAATAATAAAAAATTAAAAGGCAACAACACTTATAAGAATTCTAACTTTAGCATTCCTGAGTCTGCAAGCGAAATGAGGTCCAATAAAAGAAGTGTGGACTTAATGAAGAGTGCAGAAAATGAATTAACAAAAGCCGCAAATGCTCCGGTTAAACCGAAGGATATCGCTGATAAAATATCAACCACTAAAGCCGGCGGAGGATTCAAGAAATTCGGATACAAGGCTCTTGGTGTAGCTACTCTTGGTGCTGTCGCGATAGGTACAATTAACGGAATCATGAATGCTGGTGGGCGCAAGACAAACGCTCAACTTTATTCTGACCCCTACGCGTAAAGAAAGGTAAACACTATGGCAAAGAAACAGGAGGTGAAGGCTCCTGAGTAAGAAAAAACTTTCTTCAGTTGAAAAAGCGAAGCTCGCGAAAATAATGTCAGACCCTGTTCTGTGGGCGCGCGCCTTCTTAATTTCTAATGATGCAGCTACAAAGAAAAAGGGGCCGTGGAAAGCAAGAGACTATCAGGAAGAAATGCTTCGAGATAACTCTCTTCGTAAGGTTTATCGTTGCGGCCGACGATGCCTAACCGGCGCAAGTGAAATATCTCTAGCTAACGGAGATACTGTTCCAGTAGAAAGTCTAGAAGATAAAGAATTTAAGATAATCGCGCTAGACTTGGAACAAGATAAGTTTGTAGAGGCAACTGCTCGATGCTGGTATAACGGAAAAAAGAAAGTTATCTCCGTGGGAACTAAAGGCAACTCTATTATCGTAACGGGAAACCATCCGTTTCTCGTTAAAAAAGGTAAAGAGAAAGTTTGGCGCGAAGCCTCTAAACTCTGTATCGGAGATAAAGTAGCAATCGCGAACAATCTTGCTTTCTTCGGAAAAGATGAAATACCTGATGATGATATCGTCATGTTGGCCTGTTTCACGGCACCTTGGTCTAAATATAATCCTACGATAGAGAAAATACTGGAACAAACTCTTACCAAAGCAGACCTTATTTATGAAGTAAGAGAAACCAGTTTAATGGGTGTTGAAGAGTCCGGTTCTATTTATTCTTCTCCCATCGAGAACTCTCTTGCATCTGAATATGTAGCTTCCCCTATAAATGAGAGATGGGAATATAGATGTTCTAAAAGAAAGAAGCACACTTACGTTAGTGATGCAGAACAAAGTCCAGTACAACATTCAATAGACGACTATATGCCCCCGGCGATTTTGCGGGCGCCAAAAGAGTCTATCGTTAAATACTTAAGACTTCTTCTCGGATTAAACGCGAGAGTCCACTCATCTTCTATATCATTCTCACTTTCTCCCGATATAGACAGAGGCGTCCGGAATCTACTTAAGAAGTTTAATATACAGGTCTGGCATAGATACCTCTATGAACCAAATTTTATAAAAGACCCCGACTCAATTGTTAACTTCTGTAGACTAATCGGACTGGAAGGCAGAGACGAAGAGTTGCGCCAACTCGAATTGCGCGCCCTCTCTAACCTCATAAACAAGCCCCTTCCTAAAGATTATCACTGGGAAGAAATAACTTATCTCGCAAAAGAAGGAACAGAGTTAACATATGATATAGAAGTAGACGAACATCATAATTTCGTCGCGAATGACTTCGTAACTCATAACACCGGTAAATCTGAAACTATGGTCGTAGAAGCACTATACAACGCATATACTCATAATGATTATCGCGTCCTCTTTATTGCTCCCTACGAAAATCAGATTAACCTAGCCTTCATGAGAATGAGAGAGTTCATACACGACTCCCCTCTCCTTAAGATGGAAGTCACCCGAATGATTAACTCTCCTTACATGATAACGTTCGGAAATAAGAACTCTGCCATTATCGGTTTTACGACCGGCGCTTCATCAAACACTGGCGCTGCTAGCGTGAGGGGCCAGCGCGGGGATTTGATACTGTTTGACGAGTTGGATAAAAATATTGTTCAACTAAAATTCCGTTAAAAGGAAGAACTCCAATAAGGACAATTCCTTACCAAGTCTCATAAGAGATAGTGTCTAACGACTAGAGCTGAAATAAATGCTCCACGAAAGCGGGAAAACCCTCTATAGTCTTATCGTCGAGAAACATTCTATAGAGCGGAAGAAATAGTCTATACTGGATTGGAAATGACCAATCGATGAAAATGAGAGGAATCTCCAGAGCTGAAGATAAAGAACTTCAGGATAAGAACGATTAGTATATGCCGGATGAAGACTACGCAACGGTTATGATGATTGCGGGCGAACGTCCGGACATTAAGGTTATAGCCTCGTCAACTCCAACCGGTAAACGAGGAACTTTTTGGTCGCTATGTCAAAAAGACTCTTTGTACTCTCAACACTATCATCCAAGTATGGATAATCCAAATTGGGATGAAAAGATGGAGCTCGAGTTTCGACAAACGCTTACAGAGCAACAGTATATACATGAAGTTCTGGCAGATTTCGGAACAGAAGAGACCGGTGTTTTTGATAAGGATAAACTTGACCTCGCGAGAAGGAGAGACCTTTATACTTATGATGAGCTTCCTTCTTATATAGAGAATCAAGACCAAATAGAAAAGTTGTTTTATGACGAAGATAATCCGGCGCCGCCTAATGTTTTTAGGTGCGTTGGGGTAAACTAAATCTGCCCCAACAGATAGAAATATCTGGATAAATAAAAACACTAAAAATTGCGAGAAGGTCAATAGATAACTCGCAGCCGTCTTTTAAACAAGAAGAGGTTCAACGACTATTCCAAACGGAAGTACGTTATAATAAAAATAACGGAATTATAGTGTGTCTGAAAAGATAAAGAAATAGTCTACATGTAAAAATGTAAGATTTCGACGCCTATCAAGCGGGCTCTTCCATCCTCGTTCTAGACTTTGATACAGACCAACACGCATTTAAGGTCATTAAACGAATAGAAGTGCCGCGCGGCGAATATACGCTCGATAGAGCAGTAGAATGGATTATCCGAATTAACCAAATATATAACCCTTCATGGATATTTTGTGACCGGGGATACGGTGACCAATAATAACAAACCGATAATAAGGAGCGTAGCGTAAAAATGTCTAAACGTTATAAGATAACAAGAAAGATGAAACAGAATCTTCCTTATGATAAGGTAGTAGAAGAAACTCCTTTTCATAATCTGGACACAGAAGCCAGTGTATACTGGTTCGGATTCTTCTGTTCAGCGGGGTCTTCCTGGAGAGGAACCATAACGTTTAGACATCGTTCTAAATATCAATTAGAAAAGCTTACAAGGTTTATCAAGGCGGCTGATAAACGCGTAATTCCGAAAGTTAAGCTGGAACCTGATAAGGAAAAAGACTCAATTTATTATGAGTACTCTGTTCAGTCTTTTAAGCTGGCAAATGACTTGAAAGGTTCGCGCGCCATTCCTCCACGCCCTATCGCCCCTGAACTTGTACACCACTTCGTCAGAGGATTCTTAGATGGATATACTAACTTCGGAAAAGAAGTTAAAGAGAAATACTACTACAGGAGATTTAAGAGTATCCTCAACGTTTCTTCCGATATAGAACTGGTTGATGCAATTTATAAAGACGCTCATATTTTTTACAACAGAAAACGATATTGGTTTGAACTAAAACGCCGCTTCGCAGTCGAAAGACTCGAAAGACTTAAGCGAGCAAAATCGGCGAAGGCTGTAGAGGAAATAATGCCGCCGGATGAAATATTTCCGGACTACGTTCCTACGCTAACGCCGAGGGAAGTATCAGAGACGCTTGCCGCTATCTGATACCCCCGTAACGCGTAGAGATTGAAATAATATCTCCAAGAGTGTTCGCGACCCTAGCTCTTAACAGAGTGGGTCAAAACGTACGCTAGACTGGACCTGAATAGACAGGTCGATAAGAGAGTTTATCTCAAATGAGGGAAACCTCCAGAGTCCAGGATAAAAAGCCTGGAGATAATAACGAACGGACTATCAATTGGAACGCCTTCATATATATGGAGATGAACATCCCGAAACCGGACTTAAAAATAAGGTTGTAGGATACCAATTCTCCCAGAAGATTCCAATTATAGACCCAGTCACAAAAGAATCTCACCCCGAACAGGTCAAGCAATTTATGGTCAACCAGCTTAAGTTAACGCTTGAGCGAGATAGATTAATACTTTCTCCTTTTGACGATACGCTTCACAAACAGTTGGTTGACTATAGTGTTGAAAGAATAACTCAGGCCGGCTTGCCCGTCTACACTTCTAAGAACGAGCACTTCGTTGACGCGCTTGGTCTCGCACACCTTGCGTTCGTTCTTAAGTTCCCTGATTTAACAGGAGCTATAAAAGAAGTACAAAACTCTTCTATTATATTAACCGCGAAAGATGTTCTAACATCTCGTGATGCAAATGCTGCTCTTCGCTCCATAACATTTCCTATTTCTAATCCTTGGAACGATATAAGACAAATCGGCAAAGAACCTGGTGAACGCCAGGGAGACTATCAGAAATGGGTTAAAGTCCCAATGGGTGGCCGCCAAAACGTATCTGTTTCCTCTTGGGGAAGTAGGGGTGGCTATGGAGGAGAAGGTAGGAGTATGTGGTGAATGTAGAGTAGAAGGAAGAATAGCCATAAAAGGTTGGGCGCGCAAGCGCCCCTTTTTCTTATAGTGAGAACAGAACACGTAATAAGAAGAGTATGAAAGGAGGTCTTCATGGACGAACAGAAAAACAATCTTCTTCACGTACCGAAACTAGAACCGGAAAGAGATTATCTTTCTGACGCAGAATTTACTCATAAAAACCAACCTCTTGCGCCACTTCCTCCGGATGTCGATGACACTCCGGCTCAAATCGTAGAGCAGTTTGAAGAGTTGGAAGACATTATGAATGACCTTCCAGAGGATTTACAATTCCTAAAGAAGACTGTCGAAAAACTTAAGAAGAGAGTTAACGTAGTTTGGCCGCGCGGTTATCAACCTAAAGAACCTCCGATAGAATATAAACCGGTTACTCCAAAAAAACTTCCTGACGGAGTTAATCATGTTGGTCATATAGATAAAAAAGACAATCCTAGTCTTGCAGACCTTCCAAGTCTCTTCCCAAAGAAAACATTAGTCAATCTTCAAATAGGCATACCAAAGACTCTTGTACAACTGATACAAGATAAATACAGAAGAGACACTCTGCGATTAGATAAATATTATTTGCAGCAGTTACAACTCGTTCTTCAGAGATACTTCCAACAGATGTTAATGGCTATGGCTGAAACAGGAATGGAAGACATCACGGATTTAACGAAGAATTTCGAGGGAACTCAAGTTAAGGTTCCGTCCGGTCAAGGTTTGGAACATCTTAAGGACCATATCGTTCGCTCTCAAATGATTCGCGACCATAAAACGCGTCTCTTTAGGAAGACGCATAGTGTTGATAATACACTTAAACATATGCGTGCTTGGCATGTAGCAGAAAAACAGAGAGAACGATATTATAAAGAGAAGTATAAAGATTCCTCTACTTATACGCAATCTCATTCGAACGCTCTTTTGAGAGAGGCGCGCTCTTCTTACGATAAGGCCTACTCAGCTTCTCTCTACTCCATGTATAAATATCTTAATTCTTCCATCCTTCTAGTTAATGACATTCTTGATATGACGATTAAAGAAGGACAAGCGAAAGCGATGCTTGTACAAAATGGAGTAGATATTTACGCGTTTGACCAAGGGGAAATAGATGCAGCGCAAGGGGGACAGATTAATCCTTCCTCATCTAGTTCTAATAATACAACCAGTAACTCTAACGAACAAAATGCAACACCTGGTAATAATGCGACAGGAGCCTCTTCTGGAGAGGCACTTCCGAAGGACGGAATCAATACTCCGAACGCAGAAGATTATTCTACGACACCCATGATTGGTGGAGGGTTCGGCGGCGCCCTTAAAAACACCGCTAAAGGAATCTTCGGCTCTATAACAGACACTGTTAAACAAGAAGCCAATCGAGCTAAAGAAGATGCTCTTAACAAAGCCAAGGATATCTTGAAGAAGAAAACAGAAAAAATTCCTGGTATAACATGGAATTAGAAAGGAGAAGAGAGTTATCGGACTTATTAATAGTATAAAGAACTTCTTCTCCCTGAGAGAGATAGATACTCGCGAAGCTGGCGGGTCAACCTCAGGCGCTATTACGAACGCCAATATAAAGAACTTCGTTGTAAAAGCCGTTGGAAACATCAACGACACTTCTAACGGAGACTTCGCTTCTCCGGAGTCGAACCTTAAGGAAATAAAGGCGGCCGTCGGCACCGATTCTTACATTAAACTTGCGTTCACGAAATACACTCAGCTCATTTTCAAGGCAGATTATAACATTGTTTCTGAAAATGATGATGCAGCTGACTACATAACAAAACGTCTTAATATGATGTCCTTCATGACAGGTACACCGATTGACCTTGTCTTTCAGCAAATAGCCGAGGACCTTGTCTTGTACTCGAACGCGTTTCTAATTAAGTCTCGTATTGACATGACAAACATCAGAGGTTTACAGGCCAAGGGTATCTATGATGCGAAACCGGTCGGAGGGTACTTCAGGGTAGACCCCACCACCGTTCAAATTAAACGAGATAAGACGGGCGTTATTAAGAACTATCAACAGCAAGTTGGTAACGACAAGAAAGCTTATAAACCAACAGACGTCATTCACTTCTATATAGATAAGAAAGGCGGCGCCGCATTCGGCACTCCTCGTATCGAAGCTGCACTAGAAGACGTTAAAATGTTAAGAAAGATTGAAGGCAACGTTCTTCGTCTTATTTATAGATACGCCGCTCCACTTTACCAGATGAAAATCGGTATTCCGGAGCAGGGCTTCATGGCAACCGACCAAGAGATTAAGGATGCTCGAAAAGAAATTGAGCGCCTCGCCGATGACGGTATCATCATCACGAATGAGCGTACTGAATTCAACGCGATAGGTTCTCAAGGTCAGGTTCTTGATGCTTCTAAATATCTTTCTTATTTTGAGTCACGCGTCTTCACTGCACTGTCGCTTTCTTATGCTCAGGCAGGAAGAGGCGGCGCGAAACAAGATGCGGACAGCATGGAAGAACAGGTACATGATTCTATTAAATTCTTCCAACGTACGATTGCCATCTTCGTTGAACAATTAATGTTTAACGAACTTCTTCTCGAAGGTGGTTATAATCCTATAACTGAACCTACAGATATTGTCCGGTTCCAGTTCAACGAGATTAACCTTGATACTAGAGTTAAGATGGAAACACACGCTATGAATCTCTTCCAAGGAAACGCTATTCCTTATGAAGAGATGCGCGGACGCCTCGGTCTTGATACTGATGATGTAGACGAATCTAGACTCTACCAGAATATGATTAAGACTCCGGCTGAAATAGCGATACTGCAAGCCAAACTTGGACAGTCTTCCGGAAGTGTGCAGCCGGGCCCCGAGAAATCTCAGTCAGCACCTAAGACCGCGACCAATATGATTCAACCTAAGAATCAACATGGAACCTCTTCTGTGAAGATTAAAGAATCATCTCAGAATATCCAAACCAAGGAAGACAGGATAGAAGATTATCAGAAAGTTTTTAAAGATATCTATAAGAAGTTTCAACAAGTGCGTAATGATGTACTCGAAGACGGGTCGCGCGCCTACGCTTCACTTCCGCTTGCTCGAGATTGGATAGCCTCTAATCTAAAGAATCACACCTCTTTAAAAGCACAAGAGGGGTATAATCAAGCTATAAAAGATACAAAGAAGAAGCCGGACAAGTTTAAGGTCTCTTCTAAACAACTTTCAGATATGATAGATGATTGTCTTGATAATATGTTTAAAGATATTCAATCTAGATACAAGGAAGCAACTACACTTCAGCAAAAAGAGGCAGCTTTCGATAAAACAGAATATCGTTTAAGATTCCTTGCAGAACATGTCGCCGCCAAAGCTTATTGGTACGGCTACATTAAAACCTGCGAGGCTCTAAATATAGATAAGGTATACGTACAATTCGGAAAGGGCTCCAAGGACAAAGAAGACCACGAGTCAGTTCTTAATCCCAAGTCTTTTAGTTTAGAAGACATTCCGGCCTTTCATCCTTATTGTAAGTGTTCCTTATCATCGACAAAATCAAAGAAAGGAGGATGACCAACTATCGCGATTGCAATTAAAGAATATGTAGACGCTAAGTTTACTACTCCGGTCTCCTCTGGCGAGATTCAGTTGACTGAAGGAGCACTCGCACTTCAGAAAGATAATTATATCGACCCAGATTCTTTGATGGTTGAGATTGAAGGGATTCACGCCTCGCCGGCGGCTACTCGTAACTTTACTCGTTATATGCCGAAAGCCCTTAAGAACTCCGTCCCCACTTGGACTGCTCCTTATAGAAAACCTCTTATTGAGCATCACAACGAAGAAAACGGACAAATTATCGGCCGTATTATTGACGCTGAGTACGTTACGAAAAACACTCTTTCGGGTACCCCCGCTCTGAAGTTCACGGTAAATGTTCCAGATGAGCGAGCCAAGAAGGACATTAAATCCGGCCTGCTTGCTACTACTTCTATTGGGGCAACAGCACACGACGTTCGTTGTTCTGTTTGCGGTTCTCATATAGAGTCCGCAGAAGAAGGATGTCCGAATGGGCACGAGCGCGGCGGAAATTATAATGGCGAAACTTGCTACTGGGATATCTATTCTATTGAAGGAAAAGAATTATCTTTCGTAGTAGTTCCGGCCGACCCTTACTCTCAAAAGACTGCCGTATATCCTGCTACGGAAAGCACGTCTAAGAAGCCTACCGTAATAAAGGAATCATATACAGAAGATAATCAAGAAGACGGTTTATCTATTCCGTCGGAGAAAGGAGCCAATATGGCGAAGAAAGAAGTTACGGCGGAAGATTTGACCGCCGAGGTTGCTTCTCTCAAGGAGTCGCTTGATGCTCAGACGAAGAAAGCCGTCGAGCTTGAGGAAAACCTTAAGGAAGCTACCGAAAAAATTGAAGCTCTCGAAAAAGAGAAGGTTGAGCTTTCTGAGTCTGTCGAGTCTCTTACGAAAGAGAAGGCTGAGTTCGATGAGAAGCTCAAGGGCGAGACCGCTCTTCGCGAGAGCCTTGAAGAGGAAATCTCGAACACAAAGGCAGAGCTTAAAGAGAGCGTTCTTGATATGTATGTATCTCTGCGCGAGAGCCTCGGTTATGAGACGGACCAGGAAAAGGTTTCCAACCGTTCCGTTGAATCCCTTAAGGATTCTATCGTAGACCTCAAGGAAAGTCTTTCTCTCTCTCCTAAAAAGGTTGAGCTTAAGGAGAAAGTTGAAATTGCCCCTAATAGTGTCGAGGACCCCACGCTGAAGGAGTCCGAAGACGAAGACAATAAGAAGAAGATTAGTGTACGTGAAAAGATTGACCTCAAATCTGGTTTCGCGAAGCTCTTCGGTTAATAGTAAAGGAGATAAGATTTAATGGCATTGCATCCTAGTGACCTCACCATTAATGACCGCCTTCAGCCTAGTGCTCGCGGTCAGATTTTCCAGGCAAACCAGCCTGGCTACCGTGATGGTGCAGACCGTGTAAATCGTACTCAGGCACACCTTAATGTTTCGCAGCATGACACTCCGAATATTAAGTATGCTTGGGACTTTCGTCTGCCCGTCCTGTTCAAGTACGGTTTTGCGTACGGATTTAACCAGGTAGTCGTTCCGAAGGGACGCATCATGGCGGTCGATAAGGACCTCCAAATTCGTGACTTCGAGATGCAGAAGCGTCACAACGTTTTGACGCTTGCTAACGGCGGAGCTCCGGTTAAGATTCGTGAAGCTACCGATAAGTATGAGACGTTCACGCCTTCGGCTGCTACGGACATCGTCTCGCCTTCCGCTCAGGGGCAGCCGATGACGCATCCTGGCAAGGAGTTCACGACTTGCGCAGCTAAAACCTACACTGCTGAAGGCTATCGTGCTTTCGCTCCGGCCGGCACTTATGCTCATCCCGATGCTCAGCTTGATACAGCTGGCTTCGAGATTAACACGAAGACGGGTCGTGTACAGAACAAGACGACGAAGGCTGTCGCCGATAATGTTCGCGCTGGTAACATTCCTGTCGGTATGCTCGAGCGCAACGAGTACACTCGCGACGAGGATGCTTACAACGGCATCGCACCTGGTCCTGTTCTGACGGACGCACTCGTAGAGCTCCCCTGGTTTGCTTATAAGGATAAAGCTGAGAGCAACTTCTGGGGTTCCGCTTATGGTAACCTCTTCCCGGGCGCTCTCGTTAAGTCTGATGAGAATGGCCGCGTAGTTCTTTCCCCGCTCTCTTCGAAGACGGCTATGGGCGCTATGACGCTGCCTGAGTATGAACTCGAGCGTCAGCAGGTTATCGGTCAAGTTTACGCTGTTAACCATGAGCTTGTTCCTGAGGGTGCCGCTAAGTGGGCAACCTGGGCACTTGAGGACCGCCTCAAGAGCGAGGAGTTCAATCCGGCTGTCTATGCTAAGACGAACCGTCGCGGCGAAGATACGACGTCGACGAGCCCGTACCATACGGACGGCACGTATCCTGGATATCCGTTCGATAAGAACTACCTCAACCATGACCTCCACATGCTTGCTTCGACGGCTCGCCTCGATTCGTTCGACCCGCGTATGAATGCTGAGTTCCAGTATAATGACCTTGGTATCCCGGGCCTGACGGATGGTTATAACGCTGTCGTTGAGCAGAAACCTGACTTCAAGGCTGGTGTTATCCACTATGCTGGCGGCAAGGACTACGTTGAGATGTTCTTCCGCAACCTTGACATCAATGTTGAGGACCTCCAGATTTCGATTGACGGCGTCGCGTTCGCACCGTGCGTTGCTGGCGCTAAGCTCAATACGGACACGTTCCAGGTTAAGTATGCTAACCCGCAGCAGGGTATCGTCGTTATTGACGTTATTGACAAGACGAAGGCAGACACGCTTCTCTCCGGCAAGGCAGACAAGCAGGTCGACGTTGTCCTTCGTTACAAGAAGCGCGGTCGCGCCGGTGTCCCAACATTCATGGATTGGGACGGCGTTGTCGGTAGCGTTCGAGTTCTTCTTACGAAGTAATCAGTCCAAGTGACGTTTTAGGATGAGCAAGTCCCGACTGCAATGTCGGGGGCTCACCCTTTATTCTAAATATAAAGGAGACAAAACATAGATGGCATTCAATCTGCAGGAATCTCTGCACAATGTTACTAAGCTTCGCGAGAGCGCGGAGCAGGCTTGGGCTGACTATAAGAATGGTAAGTCCGAGACAAAGCCTGAGGTTGACCTTAAGAGCTTTGATGTTATGGAGAAGACCCTCCGCAATTCGGTTGGCGACTTCTCGAAGGGCCGCGTAACGGTTCGCGAGTCGATTATGACGACGGACGTTATTCAGCTTATCCCGAAGGTTATTGAGGGGCAGCTCCGCGAGGCAGCCGAGCCTGAGTACCTCGCAACGCGTTTTATGAACGTTGTTCAGGTTGATGGTGGCAGCTCCGTCACTTACGTTATTCCGGTTGTCGGTGAGATTCACGCCTCCGAGGTTAACGAGGGTGGACGCTATCCGGAAGACAGCGTTGAGTTCAACACGATTGAGAACGGTCAGCTCGAGATTCGAGTTAAGAAGATTGGTCTCAAGATTCAGATTACGGAAGAGGCTATCAACGATAGCTCGTGGGACATCTACGGCATTAACGTCCGTAAGATGGGCCGCGCCATGGCTCGTTATAAGGAAGAGTGGTGCTTCAACAGCTTCTCTGGTCATGGCCAGGTTGTGTTCGACAATAGTGTCCGCGCTCAGCTTCCTGCTGCAGGTACGACGGGTCGCGCTGTTGATGGCAGCTTTAATGATACCCTCTCGGTTGAGGACTTCCTTGACCTCGTTCTCGGACTGATGGCTAATGACCAGACGCCGACGGATATTATCATGCATCCGCTGACCTGGGTTATCTTCGCTCGTAATAGCATGATTGGCAATGGTCTTACGTATGGCGCATTTGGCGGCAGCCAGGTTCATCCGTGGGGCGCAACACAGGGTACGCCTGGCTTTGCCGGTCTCGCAGCTGAGCAGGGTCCCCAGAAGCTTATTATGAGCCCGGGTGAAGTTCAGGGCCGTCTGCCGGTTCCTCTTACGATTAACTTCAGCCCGTTCGTCAAGTTCGACAAGACGAAGAAGCTGTTCGATATGTACTGCATCGACCGTTCGAACGTCGGTGTCATTGCTCAGCGTGAAGCTCTCACGACTGATAACTGGAATGACCCCGAGCGCGACATTCGCCTTCTCAAAGTTAAGGAGCGTTATGGTGTCGGTATTCTCGACAATGGTCGCGGCATCACTGTTGCTCGTAACATCGCGGTTGCTCCGACCTATCCGGTTGCTCCCGAAGTTCGAATCAAGAATTAATTTAGGCCATAGTGCTTGATGGGTGGGAAAGGAGAACCTTCTCCTGCCTACCCATTTTTTATTATAACAAGGAGTTTTGTATGAACGATATTATCGCCACCATTAAACTGGCACTTGGCGAAGTTGGCTTCTATGACCCTCTTTCTGGTATTCATCTTTCTATTGGAAATCCGGTTGCGTATGTTCGCGCCGGCGTTAACACTTCTCAGTTGCAGTCGTCAGTTCGTTCCGGCCGCCTCATTCTCGTAGAGGGTTCTCTCGGTAATCCGCCGCCCGAACCGATTAGTTTTGCTCCCCGTATCGCGGCAGAGCCTCGTGAAATCCCGGGCGAAGAGAAAGTAGCTCCGGCTGAAGAAACAAGGTCGGTTCCTGAAGTAACGGAAGCAGAGAAAGAAGCTATCCGTGCCGCTATGGAAGAGACGAAGGTTGCTGAAGAGTCTGTAGAGGAAGAGACCACCGAGGAAGAGACTGTCGAGGAAAACTCGAACGAGCCCGAAACGGAAAAGAAGTCCAAAAAGAAAAAGAAGAAGTAAGGATTTGTGAGGTGAGGCTATGGAAAGATTTTTCCAGATTAATTCTATAGAGGCAAGCCTCAAAGAACAATCTTTATTTATAACGCTTAACGCTGATGTAGATGAGGCTACCGTTAATGACGATAACCTCATACTTATGAATAAAGCGTCGCGCGCCATGATTCCTTTTGATATCTCTATTGATAGAAAGGTTATCCAGCTTAAACTAAAAAGATGGGCAGAACCTAATTCAGAGTATATCTTAATAGTCGAGGCGGGCATCAAATCTCTTGTAGGAACAGAGCTAGAAAGCTCTATCTCGAGAAAGATAATCTTCAAGAGTGAAATCCTTAACGGGGTTAGAATTCTAAATCCGATTAACTTCGAGTCTATGACGGACATAGAAGAACTTAAGGTTCGCTGGGAAGAAACTCTTCCTTCAAAAAAGAAGAAGAAATACAAGAGATATAGAATAGAAATATCTAAAGACCAAGCCTTCATTAATCAAGCTATTGAGACTTACGTCGACGTAGATGGTGAGAACTATGAGATGGTGTTCAACGAGTTTTCCCTAGGACAGTTCTTCATGCGAATGCGTGTAGAAGATAATGACCAGTATGGACCTTGGTCTGAGATAATTTCTTTCACGATAAAATCTTCTAAACAAGTAAAAGACCCTACGATTATAGAGAACGAACCTGAGACAGAACGTCCAGAACTTCCTACTATCGTAGATTATACGAAACAGATAAAAGAAAAAGATGAGAAAGAAAAGAATCCGCCGCCCGAGCCTCCTGTTAAGATTGAGTCTGAGCAGTTAATCTTTAATGACCTTCCTCAGTATCTTACTTTCATCTGTTCTGGACAAGTAGATGATACTAACGCAACTGTAGAAGTTTGGAGGGAAGAATTCTGATGAAAGAAAAAGTCAAAGGAGTTCTTTCTCTCTCTCCAGATGCGAAAACTATAACCGTTGGTACAGACCCTGCCCTAAAAGCTAACTATAGATACTATGTTACGATTAAAGGGCTCAAGACTCTAGATGGTAAACCTCTTGATGATATCAGTGCTACATTTAGAATGCCTTATTCGCCGCTCTACTGTTCTCTTAATTCTCTTAAGATGATAGTAGATGCGTTTAAGATTCCTGAAGAGAATATGCTTTCTTATATAAGAGAAGCTTCTAAGTACGCTGATTATATTGCTCAGGTACAGGGAGTAGAAGTAACGGATGACAACGGTAAAATTAAGTTCTCTGTAGAGCAATTTACAAGAGTAAAAGCCACTATGGATTGTATCCTTAAGGGTTATATGGAAAGAACTTATTCGGGCGCCGGCGCCAAATATACTCTTGACGTTGCCACCTTCCAAGACTCTCTTAATAGTGGAGCCTTTAAGAACCTTCTCGCGGACCTCGCGAAAGAACTTCTTAAATGGCAAGATGCGATTAGAGGTTACTTCAATGAAGGGCGCGCCAAACCGAAAGCTACACGCGTCGGTATCAAAATGTCTGAGAACTCTGAAGTCGCACAAACCACGGTTGATAATATCCTTAACGATATTTCGCGGCAAGTGCCGATGTTCTCATAAGGCGGTGAGTTAAATATCTCACTGGTTTGATGATAACGTCAAGAAGCCGATAACACTATTCTCTCATCCCTTCTGGATAATTTGTCTAGAAAAAGAGATATGCCCTTGTGTTAATCACGTTACGAAGCAACCCAAAAAAGATTGTCTTCGTTGTCTTGGCACTGGACATAAGATAGCTCTTTTCAGAGTTAAGGGTGCGCATCAGAACCATCTTAACCTTGCATTTAGAGGTGAAGGAGTCGGATTCTCGGAGAAAGATATCGTGACGACTTACTACACTTATGATAAGACCCCCGTTAAACCACGAGATATTATTGTAGACGGTGTAGATATAGATGTCGTAGAAGATGTCTTTTATGAGCGTTCTGACCAACAGAAGATAGTCTACTGGAGAATAGAGACGGCTCCTTATAAGATGAACAAAGATATTTTTCGCGCCACTCTTCTTAAACTCTTCGAGAAAGCAGGGGTAACAGATGGCTGAAGACATACTCGTCAACAAAAATAAAACCTTGCTTATTATCGGGAAAGCCACAAAGAATTGGGCGCCGAAAGAAATCGTTCTAGCTTATGATGAAGAAGAAGTAAAAAAGAATTATAAAGGCGGCGACCTCGTAGATGCTTACTTAAGAGCGAACGAAGCGGGAGTAACCGATATCTTCTTGATGAACATTCAGAAAGACTCTGATTACTTCGATATCCTTGATACTCTAAAAGACAACGATTTTGCATATGTTGTCTTCTCTTCTCTCTATCTTTCTGATACGTTTCATGACGTCGTAGATTCTCATAAGAGAATACATAATTTCTTCGCGTACTTCCTAGGATACATTTCTTCTTCAAATAACTCTACGTTCGTCGTAACGGATAAACATGCTTCTCTCTATGAAGATATCGATGCTTATCTAGATGACATGCGTTCCATCAAGAAGACCTTTCTGTCTCATTGCTCTGGGCGCGCGAAGCTCAATAACATCATCTTCGTTATAAATAATCTCAAGGGAAATAAGTTCGCCAACGTGGACCTTGCGGCCTCCCTGGTAATAAGCGACTTGAATGAATATCCTCACTATCCATTTAACGATACGGTCTTTCATATAGACCCGTGGGATAATCCGGAAGATATCGCTTACTTCAGAGATAACATTACAAGAGAAACTACGATAGAGAATCTCGTTAATCTATCTCAGGATACTACTCCCGAGAAAGTAGTGTTCATAGATAGAATTATAAAGGCTCTTAAGAGAGAGGTAGACTTTCAAGAGTTTAAGGGTAGATTCTATTCTGAATATCAGAAACTTCTCTTAAACCAAAAGCTAGACCAATATCTCTCTTCTCTTGTTGGCTACACCCTACGAGATTATAACATAGACTCCATAGAAGCGTTTAAAGATGGCCCGGCTGCAATTCAGCTCGTCGCGCGCCTTTCCCTTTATCCTATAAACTGTTTAGAAGTTTGCTCTTTAAATCTGGAGATAGAATTATAGTATGAGTGCTAGAGAACTTGAATTCCTTCTCTCAGAAAAAGAGAAGAACAACTTTAATATACTTAATAAACCTTCCGAAAAGAAAACAGAACGTCTCACTTCTGAGAAGTCTGCTACGATAGATGATTTCATCGTGATGCTATCAACTCTCGTAACGAAGGCTCTCAAGAAACAAGACGTCGAATTTAAACCTGATGAAGGTATTCGTCTTCAGGCAGACCAAGTAGAAGAACTTAAACATCCGTACATCTTCTTCAAAATAGTCTCTTGTAGTCCGACAATGGAAATTACTCCCCGGGTTAGGGAGGTCGGCCTGCGAGAGAATCTTACTCCCTCTCCGAACAATAAAATTTCGCAGAGGTTTAAAGATGAGTACGGACAATGGTTTGACTACGAAATTCAATTTGACATTCTTGCTCCCGGTTATGAACAAGCTCAGAGAACGATGATAGACCTAGAGGACATCATCTTCACGTATACTGACCATTTTATGAAAAACGGAGTTAAGAAAATTCTCTTTTCCGGAAGATTCACTGATAGAAACCTAGACCAGTACAGACAGAAATGTTCAGTACGAAGTCTCAGATACAACGTTAAGATAGATAAGGTCTTCAATCGCTATCACACTGAGATTGAAAATATCGCGGTCCGTTGAAGACCTGTCGATGACCATATCAATAAATTATATTAATATAATCTATTTTACAAAGGAGGAACAGTATTGGGCGTTTTTGATGACGAAATCCACCTCCCTGGAGTAATTACGCAGGTCGAGGCCGACTACTCCTACGGCTACGACAGCTCGCTCTTTGGGACCACGGATTCAGTAGTCATTATCGGCACAGCCTTCAATGGGCCTGTCGGTCAGATTACGCCGGTATACTCAGTTGAGCATGCTGTCTACGTGTTCGGAGAGGCTTACTCTTCGTTGCGTCGTCAGGAGGCTACACTGGTTGCTGGTGTACAAGATGCCTGGGCTCGTGGATGTCGCACGATTTACTGTGTGCGTATCGGCGGCCGAGAAATGTACAAGGATTTCGACTTTAAGATTGAGACGGGGTATCGCCTCCGCGTATCGTCTCAGTTCCCGTCGAATCAGGGCAAAGAGTGCTACATGCTCTATGATGACAGAGCAGGTGCAGAGAAGATTACGTTCTACAAGCCCTCGTCCCGCGCTACGATTGCTGAGAAGCGTCGCGGCCTGACGACTGCTTCTGGAACGATGATGAAGACGTCGATTAACCTCGCCGCAGACAATGGTCTCACTGCTGAGACACGTCTGACTGACCTGATTAATCTCTTCAATCGCAATACCTTCAACAATGCACTGAAGCTGTCCATCGTCGATAAGGATGGCAATGACGTCACTCTTTCCACGGAGGTTTATGACCTTCGAATCGGTTCCCTCTACCCCGGTGTTTACTTCATTGGCCGTTCGCATACTAATGACAAGGCGAACATCGTAACGAAGAAGGACTTCCGCCTTACAAAGAGCGACCCGGTCGCAGGTACGACTAACGCTCCTTATAAGGATTACACCGGTAAGTACTTCAACGTTCTCCAGTATAATACGGACGTTACCCAGCCGCTTCCGATTTACGACGTCTCGATGTCGAATCTCCGTGAGCGCATTAAGGGTGCTGGCGTCGTTATGCTTGAGGATTGGGACTTCCTTAACACGGAAGACCTCACAGACCGTGTCTTCATTCCGAACGACGAGGACTACGAGGAAATCGACCTCAACGAGTTTGAGATTTACAAACGCCTCGGTTCCGGCTTCGCGATTACGGCTCAGGCTATTCGTCGTGTAGACAGCCATGGTGTTGAGCGCGCTCCTCGTATTAAGGAGACGGACTCTAAAGACGTTAACCGTATTCAGACGATTGAAGACGGTATCTATTCCATGCTCCAGGATGCGAACATCAAGTATCGTGTTTTGACTGGTGTTAACGCTGAAGATACGATTGTCGGCAAGCTCCCGCGCGCCAAGGACTTCCGTATCGTTGTTGCGAAAGATAAAAATATCCTGAATGGCGACTTCTCTATTAAGGCTAAGGTTGACAAACATGGTCTTGAGCACGCTACCAAGTACAAGATTAGCTTTGAGGATTCCTCGAATGACACCGCTATTAATACGGATGATATCTATCAGGATAAGGTCTTCAAGGTTATCGGCGGCGTTACTCTCGCTAACAAGGATAAAGTCAAGGCTGAAGATTATGCTAACGGAACTCTCGTAGCAATTGATGATGAAGTTTATCGTGTCGGAGACAAGAAGCTTGAGAAGGCTGGCAACTCCCTCATCGGTGACATTCTCATCGTTAACCACGAACTTAAGAAAGTCAATAACGCTGGTAAACTTGTCGCAGCAATTGCTACGGATTATGACTCGAAGCATTATGTCCTCGCTTCTATCGTCGACAACATCTTCGTCTACGATGTCTCGACTTCGCCAGTTAAGAATGTTGGTGACCTCACCTCGATTCTCTCGACAGCTGAAGACAAGTTCACGGTTGTTGCGGAGAACATCTCGACGCCGGATTACGTCAACGAGGTTAAGATTCGTTCGAACATGTTTGATACGACGACGGTCTCTGAGCTCGCTGAGATGCTCAACTCACATCCAATTTTCGGCCGCCTCTTCTCCGTGAAGCTGACGACTGATGGCTCTATTGAGAAGGATGACTTCGTCACCTCCGCCGAGAAAGCCAAGTTCGCTTTCGCTGGTGTGTCCGGCACGGTTCATGTTCCGGCTCATACTGAGACGAAGAAATTCTCTGAGGTTGCCACAGCTGACCAACAGTACATCCAGGGTAGCCCGCCGTCGACTCCTCCGAATAACGGCAACTGGCTCCCGGATGATATGGTCACGGTTAACTATCCTGACCAGACGAAGACGATTTCCTCGTCTACTGAGGTTGTTGAACTGGAAGACCGCGAGGGTACGTATGACTACTCCCTCTACATTCCGTATCGCACGACGGATAACTTCCTCCGCCAGCTCGCACAGCACTGCCAGTACACGGAATTGAAGACGGCTCCGACTCATGGTGTCATGGGCACGCAGCGTCTCGTTTCGACGGGTATCACCTCTGTCGCGAACAAGGTTGAGAAGATTCTCCAGCGTGACTTCGACCTCTACGCCAAGACGGCTATTGGTCGTAACATGCTTGACTCCAACGCTCTTCCGTATCCGATTGGACGCATGGTCTCGCTCGTCGTTGGACAATATCCCGTTACAATGCAGACCTCGACGTATACGTACACGTCGACTGGCGCCCCAGGCTATGCTGCAATGGTTTCGAAGCTTCCGATTGACCAGTCCTCGACCGGCCAGACCATCGAGCTTCCGTCCATTGACTATCAGCTCACGAATAGCCAGCTTGCTCGTCTGACCACAGCAGGAGTTGTTACGTTCAAGAAGTCGTTCACGAAGGGTATCGTCGTAACCGATGGTATCACGATGGCTCCGTCCGAATCGGTCTTCCGTCGCCTCTCTACGACTCGTATTGTCGGCGCCGTGGCAGCGCCCA